ATAAAAAAATGGATTGCCGAATTGTTGAAGTTGCGTGTGGATATATTATTCATACAAGAAATTTTTAATATTGAAAAATTTGCTACTGATTTAGGGATGAAATTATTAAATATTGATCATGGTGAGGGTATAGGTGTTCTAATAAATCCTAATAAATTGGTCATAATTGATAATAATAATGTTAAATTGCATTCAGATATTAATCCCATCTACATTGGAGGGATGCATCTTGATGATATACCATCTTTGTCGCATCATATGATTAATATGATATATAAATCGAGCGAGATTATTCCGCTTAGTCTTACTATGAAGCAATTGTTGAAATTATGTGCAAAACGTCGCTTGCCGCGACTACAGGAAGAGTTGAAAATGTGTAAAAATGCTGATAGAGCGATCATCGCTGGCGATTTTAACGAGCCGTCTCATTTGGATTTGGATAATATTCAAACACCTTGTTCCAATGAACTCGCAAAAAATGGGTTTATAGATACATATAGGCATATGCACGGATTAGATAAATCCGGGTATACATGGCCTGCTGGTCAGTTTTATAAAAATGAACCCGATCAGCGCATTGATTTTATTTACACCAAAAATGTGGAGATAGTGTCATCTGATATATATGGTGAGGGATCCAAATGGATCAGTGATCATAAAATGCTTATAACCGATATTTTGGTTTAAAAATGTAGCAATAAGCGGCTTATGGAATTATCGCAGGATGTAAATCATCGACCTATAGTATTCATTCGAATAAATCCTGATGAATATTTATCCCAATCAGGTGAAAAAATAAAATCATGTTGGGGAATTACGAAACAGACAGGTATTTGTAAAATTATAGATCAAGAAAAATGGCAATCCCGTTTAGAAAGTTTACAAAAACAAATTGAATATTGGAGTAATCCAGAAAACAAATCAGAAAAAACTATAGAAATAATAGAGATGTTTTATGATAAAAATCTATAATAAGTAGCAAGTCATAGTCACCACGACTTGCATTAGCTGAAAATTATGCGTATTATAAATATTAAAAAAAAATTTGTATAATTATATATATATTTTTTATGAGTCTCGAATTAAAACGCTTTCAAATGAACACAATTTCTTTCAAACCAAACGAATCAAATGGCCCGGTAATAGTGCTCATAGGTCGCCGTAACACGGGGAAATCATACCTAGTAAGAGATCTTTTATATTATCACCAGGATATTCCAATAGGAGTTGTAATTGCGGGCACAGAGGAGGGAAATGGTTTTTACGGGAAATTGGTCCCCAAATTGTTTATCCATAATGAGTACAATACCGCGATCATAGAGAACATATTAAAGCGACAAAAATCCGTATTGAGACAAATCCGAAAGGAAATGGAGACTTACAAACGAAGCACAATAGACCCGCGCACTTTTGTTATTTTAGATGATTGCCTTTATGATGCAACATGGTCTAAAGATAAGATGATGAGATTGCTCTTTATGAACGGACGGCATTGGAAGATCATGTTAATCATCACAATGCAATATCCGTTGGGGATTCCTCCGAATCTCCGCACGAATATCGACTATGTTTTTATATTAAGAGAGCCATATATCGCAAATCGAAAACGCATTTTTGACAATTATGCGGGCATGTTTCCGACATTCGAGTCGTTTTGTCAGGTGATGGACCAGTGCACCGAGAATTTTGAGTGTTTAGTGATCAATAATAACGCCAAATCGAACAAAATAACGGATCAGGTGTTTTGGTACAAGGCGGATAGTCACAATGACTTCAAATTGGGGTCAAAAGAGTTCTGGGATTTGTCGAAAGATATACAATCGGATGAAGAGGAGGAGAAATATGACCCAAACAATGCCAAAAAACGCGGTCAAGGACCCAAAATTAATGTCAAAAAGAGCAAATGGTAATTAGTAAGTATAAAATCTTGCTTATCATTTTGGACGATCAAGATTTTTATAGGACCGCTTTTGTAAATAAAATTGAAATATAATTTATTATATTAACAAAATTAATATAATAAGGTTGTATGAACGAATTTACAAGAAATTTAGATGAATTATTATATTTGTCAGGAACAAAATGCAGCATAGTAAAACATCTAATAAAAAATTATAAAGAAAATATCCATTATATAGTTGAAAAAGATAATTTTAAAAATACACCACAATATGGTGGTCAAAATAAAATTGTATTTATGCTTACTGAATCAGTATATGAATTATTAAAGAATTCATATAATTTGAGAAATAGATATATTGTAGATATCAGTGATAAAGTGAAATATGTAAATATTGGCATGTGTATTGAAAACCAAACTATAGGATTTATTGAGAATGCATACAGCAATATGTTAAATGTAAAAAGACAATATGGATTTGGTAAATATAGAGCAGATTTGTATTTTATTGATTATAAATTGGTAATTGAGTGCGATGAAAATAATCACACAGATAGAGATGCTATACAAGAAAAGGTTAGAGAAGAGTATATATTATCATTAGGAAATAAAATTATTAGATATAATCCAAACGCAAGTTCATTTGATTTATCTAATGTATTGAGAGAAATAAATGGGATATTATTTTCAGGTAATCTATAATCTTGCTTTTATAAATCTCGGTTTTTATATAATAACCAAGAATAACAACTTAAAGAGTATCCTCTTATACATATTATAATAAGATGCAAGAATTAAACATCGTTGAACTTATTGAGAAGAACCCAATTGCTAGGCTGTCAAATGTATACAATAATAAATTATTAACAAGAATAAAGGAAAATTTTACTAGTTTTGAACAACAATTATTCGTAAGTAGTTTTTATTGCTACTTAAATTATGATAAAAACATGGATTTCGTAGTTGATTTAGATAATCTATGGAAATGGTTAGGGTTTTCTACTAAACAAAATGCTATAAGAATGATAGAAAAACATTTTAAGATTGACATAGATTATAAAAATCTTGCTCACGCAATTTCCGAAGCAGTTTTTGAACAAGGATCTGTGCTTACCAATTTGGATAATCACCAAAATTCGACTAATTATATTATTAAGCAAGATGAAAAATGGGGCGGTCATAACAAGCAAACTATCATGCTAACCATCAAGTGCTTCAAATCGTTATGCTTAAAAGCGCAAACCAAAAAAGCGTCAGAAATCCACGAATATTACATGAAGATGGAAGAAGTCATTCATAAAATAGTGGAAGAAGAAACCGACGAATTAAGACTTCAATTGGAACAAAAAGAAAATATCATATTGGAAATTAAACAAACAACCGATCAAGAAAAGCATGTATTAAAAAAAGAAAAACAAAGGGCTGTCGAACAGGCAACAATCGTTCAATTTCCAGTGAATACAGAATGCATCTATTTTGGAACGATAAATAATACAAATGAAGCGTCAGAGAAATTAATCAAATTCGGACATACAAACGATCTCGCGACAAGAGTGCTAGACCATCGCAAGAAGTACGACAATTTTATATTAGTTGCGGCGTTCAGAGTTCAAAATAAAGTCGAAATAGAGAATTTGATCAAGACATATCCCAAGATCAAAAGACAAATTCGTAGCATTGAAGTAAATGGGAAAAACAAGACCGAAATCGTCGCGTATGACAGCACAAATTTTACGATTGAAAAATTCTCCAAACATATAAAAGATATCATTCATTCAAAAACATATAGTATCGACAATTTCAATAAATTGATGCAACGAAACGACGAGTTGGAAAACGAGAATAGAGATTTGAAAGAAAACATGGAAAAGGATAAAACGATGATCAACAAACTAACTCTGGAAATCAATGGAATGAGAGAAATCATAGAGAACCAAAAAACGTCCATTGCGAGTGCAAGTATGGAAACCGAGTCTGTATATCAAAATGCATTACTACCAGAAGACGAGTTAACGCAAAAATTCAACGAATTCATTGAACAAATGTGCATAGTTAGAAGTGATGTGGAGGAGTCGTCAGTAGATATGGAGGGTCAATATCGTATATGGTGTAAAACAAAACCAAAGAAGGAAATATTTCATGCACTGAAGCATTATTTAGATACGAGATTCAAGGCAGCCAGAATTTCAAAACAAGAGAAAGATCAGGTGGTACACGGATATATTGGAGTGAAACTTAAGAGTATTGAATACAAAAAGAAGTATGCTGCGAATGATGTGGAAACCTGTCTATTTGAAGTTTGTCGATTTTCGTCTAGCGGAAAAATTTTGAATTCGGTTTTACTCCAAGAGTATCAAAGATGGAAAAAAAGTCTAAACAAGGAAGTATCTGACAATGACATGAAAGACATAAAAGATTATTTGAATTCTTGTGAGTATGCATTAAAAGCGGTAGTTTGGACGGATCAGGGTTCAAATGAAGGATATTATGGGTTGTCATTAAAGAGCAGTGAACACAAACATAAAAAGACGTCGTCTACTGGCAAAAGAGTGGAGAAGAGAGAGGTGGGTACAGATCAAGTGCTGTCTACATGGGAAACAATCGCAAAAGCAGCGCAATATGAGAGCGTATGCGCATCAAAAATGAGTCTAAGTATTAAAAACAAAGTGGTGTATAAAGGGAATTATTACTATTGTACTTCGACAGCATAATGTAAGGTTACATTACTATTTAAAAAATAGTAATATAATATAAGAAAGAATGGAAGATGGTATTGAACAATACATGCCGCTATTACCAAAAATAGTAAAACCGGTAACAACTATTGTTACTCCCACTGCAATAAAACAAGAACAGGAAAATGAAAAACTTATAGACATAGATCATAATCCGTCGACAATGCTGCACATGACTACGGATTATAGTCAAGAAACTTCGGTTTGCAATCAAGCCGAAGTTTCCTTCCAATCTATCCCACCGATTAGAAAACCGATTACTCCACCTTTTTCTTGGCAAAGGGACCACTGATCAACTCACTTTGTCCATTATCGGTTTTCCCCACAATAATGTTTTCACCATCGAATAACTCAGCACGAATATCAGCGGCAGAAATAGTGTCGCTTTCTTTTTCACTCAATGCGGCCTCTTGGGTGTTCATGTGTCCGACGCCAACCAAATTACCATCCGCGTCGATATTCTGTGTCAAAGAAGCGCCCGTTTTCTCGGCCAATTTGATATTCTCATCAATAGCCTTCTTCTTTGTCTCCTTCACACGCTGTTCGAATGCGGATTTAGCAAAAGATTCATTCTTGGTCTTCTCATGCATAAGTTGATTCAACTCATCTTCAATGTATTCCACGCGACCCGTCTTGTAAGCCTCGGGGTCCCAAGGCATCCAAAGACCAACAGGTCCAACAAATACGTCATGATTGGGGTCCAACTCTCTCAACATCTTGCATCGGAGTTCGGCCTCTTCAAGAGTGGGATATACACCTCTCACCTTTAGTCCTCGAGTAGATGTTTGGAAGTTGTATTTCACGTTAAATGCGTTTTCCAAATCTTCTTCATTTTGATCCAAAAAGGTCTTGTATTCGTCATCCAAACTGCTTTTAGCGATAGTCGATTGCTCTTCTTTAATAAATTCTTGGTAGTCTTTAGTAATATCATCAAAAGTAAGCTTGTATTTAAACGAAATAAAACTCAAGAATTGAACAAACTTCTCCATACTTTTAGAAAACTCCCACTTTTGCAAGAATTGCTCAAAAAAGAATAGTTCTTTTTGTTTCACAATTTTTTCAGGTGACACGAAGGAAACGCATACGAATTTTTGTCCAGCTACAGGCTTATCTTCCTCTAACAAGTCAACGTATTTAGGATTAGATTTACCATTCTTATTCATTTTCTTTTCGAAACCGGATGAAGATTTAGGGGCTTGTTCTTTTGAATTACTCATTTATAAATATATTTATTTCGTTACTTTTAAGTTTATTATGAAACAATATATTTTTTTCTATATAATTAATATAAGTATGTTTGATGTTGTTGAACTTGTAAAAAGAGTCCTCAAATATTTATTTGAAGGTATTATCGTGGCGATTGCTGCTTTTGTCATTCCTAAACGCTCGTTGAACATTGAGGAGATCCTACTTTTGGCTCTTACTGCTGCTGCAACCTTCTCTATTTTGGATACATATGCGCCCAGTTTTTCTCCCTCCGTTAGAGGTGGTGCTGGATTTGGTATTGGTGCCAATTTGGTCGGATTTCCTGGAGGCCTTTAAATATATAGGTTTTTAGGATGTAGGTTTTCTATAGTAAACATAAGCAACATAATATGATAAATAAATATCATATTATATAAATGACGCGACGAATAAAACCAAGAAGAAAATCCAATAAAATAGTCCAACTTCAAGGCGGTATGTGGAATTGCAATATGGGTGAGCGATCGAATACCAAGAAACGTTCAGAATACTCCACTAGCGTTCCGTATTCTGGGTCTGCGACTAAGCTCCGTTCCTTCTCCGCTCCGTCACATCCCCTAATATCAGTAAAAAATAAAAATAAAAATAAAAATAAACAAACGGGTGGGGTTAAGGTCAAAAAAAATGGGACAAAAAACAACGAAAACAACCTAAAAAATATAAAGGAGGGGAGTATGTAGGACAAGGATCATTTGGGATATTATTTGGCAAGCCAAGACTTCCGTGTGCTGAAGTTCCCGATACTCACTATGCCTACGGCACCCCAGCGGAATCGATAACAGATGTTCAACAACCTGAAGAAATGACGCAAGTAGGTAAGATTTATGAAAATGATATAGAAGCAGAGCAAGAAATGGGTGTTGTCAGGAGATTGAGGAAGGGTGGATTTAATATAGACGATATGTCTCAATATTTTATTTTGCCGATTAAAATGTGTCAAATCAATAGAGAAGCATTAGGACCAGGTCCATATAATCCTCCATATAATGATCCAGCATGGAGGTCAAGCCAATATGGATCGTATCAAAACGATAAAATACTTAATTCAACAATTAATCTGCCCTCTAAATGGAATACGATGGTTGTTTCAAAATTAGGGACATCAGATATCGCTGCCATTATTACCAATTCGGATTCAAACCCAATAAATGATATTAAATTGTTTGACAATTTAACCAAATTACGAAACGTGATAATAGGTGTATACAAAATACAGAAACGTGGTTTTATTCATGGAGATCTAAAAGCAATTAATATTATTGCCATTGATGGAACATTTAAAATAGGGGACAATTCAGATCTTAGATCAATCGCGGATGATAAAGCTAAGATGTTAAAAATGCCACAAGCATTTGAATACTATGTTTGGCCTTCCATCGTAATATATAGTTATTTTTTTATACCATCAAAACCATACAATAGACATTACCCATATATAGCAAGGCATAGAAATGAAGCACGATTTGATACAACTAAGCCTATATTAGAACATTATGAAAAACAAGAAATTTTTAATGATCATAGTATACGCAATGAAATGTTTATATATTTGATTGAACCTTTTCACATAGGTTTAACTATAGGATTTACGCAAGCACAAGTAGACCGAACT